TTCTGTGACCACCAACTTGCCTGACGACGAAGATATGACTGTGTCAATCGCTCTTCAAAATGGTGAAGCCGTTGCAAAGACAATGACTGTGGATTACGTCTTTGTTGCGAAGGAGCGTTAATCATGGGCCAATTTAAACCAATGGTCAAAATGATGACCACTGAGCCTTCTATTGAGTTAAAGCTCAAAAAAGGCGGATCCGTGAAGAAGGCTGATGGTGGAATGATGGGTGCGCCTATGGCTACTCCCATGGCTTCTGCTATGCCTGCTCGCGGTGGCATGATGCCTGTTGCTCGTCCTAAGCGTCCTTCTATGGCGGCACGTCGTGCGGCTATGATGGGCATGAAGGGTATGGGCGGCGCTATGAAAGAAGGCGGCGAGTCTAAGGCTACGCACAAGGCTGAGATGAATAAGATGAAGGGTCTTGAAAAAGAACTGAAGTCTCACGAGTCCAAGCCTGCAAGCAAAGGTCATAAAGGTCTTGCTACTGGTGGCGTCTTGAAGTCAACCAAGCCCGGTAACTACGCCACAGGTGGTGTTGTAAACGGTCAAGGCGGCTACAAAAAGGGCGGCGCTATCGCTAAGAACGGCATCATCAACACCGAAGGCCAAGGCGGCGCATATCGTGACACCAAGATGCACACAGCTACTCCTGACAACAACTCTGCCCCCACGGGTGAGGTGAAGTTAGGTAACGGCGGTGGTTACAAAAAAGGCGGTGCAACAAAAAAGCACTACGCTACGGGGGGGGCTGTTAATAACAGCGGTCACGCCGTAGCATACCCTGCTAAGAAACCATCTGCTCCTGTCAGTAATGATCGTCAATCAGGCACCTTTAAAAAGGGTGGCAGTGTGACCCCAGCCCAGAAGAAAGAGCAATCTGCCTTCAAGGCTGAGAACGCAACAGCGATGAAGCAAGCGAAAGCCCAGAGCAACCTGAAGTATCAAGATGGCGGAAAAGTAACTGACCTGTCAAAAGGCGCTTACGACAAATCGATTGGCCCATCTGAGAGTGACATGGACATGGCAAAAGCCATCCGTAACATTCCTAGCAAGCTATACGAGGGTGCGAAGAGCCTGTTAACTGGCATGGGAGCCCCAAGCAAGAAAGAGCAAGAAATTGCTAATAAAGCTGGCTCTGTCACCAAGACTGAGAAGTCCGTGACAGTAACCCCTGCAAAGAAACGTGGTGGATCAGTAAAGTGCTGAACCTAAGTGGGGGCTTCGGCTCCCACTTTTAATTTAAGGAATAGATCATGGCTGATGCAGTCGCAAGTCAAACGCTCTTAGATGGTGAGCGAATGGCAATCATGAAATTCACCAACCTTTCTGACGGTACTGGTGAAAGCAAAGTTTTGAAGGTAGATGTTTCTGCGCTAACACCAAGTGCTTCTGGCAAAACTTGTACCAGAGTAACGATTACAAAGATCCATGGCGCAACGCATGGCTTGGAAGTACAGATTTATTGGGATGCAACCACAGATGTATTTTGCTGGTGTGTGCCACAAAATTCTCAATACACAATGGATTTTGAAAAGTTTGGCGGTTTAACTAACAACGCAGGCACTGGAGTAACTGGTGATGTCTTGTTCAGCACTGCGGATGCTTCTGCTGGTGACTTCTACACCATCGTCCTTGAGATGGTTAAATTTTACGGTTGATCATGCCAAGCAAATCACCAGCCCAGCATCGTTTGATGCAAGCCGCCGCCCATACAAAAGGTGGCTTTGGTGGCGTGCCGCAAAAAGTTGGCAAAGAGTTTGTCAAGGCAGACAAAAAAATGAAAGATGGCGGTGACCCTAGACTCTCGGTCTCTCGTGGTGAGAAGTTACCCACAAGTCAAGGCGCCGGATTAACGCAAAAAGGCCGCGATAAGTTTAATCGCGCAACTGGCTCTAATCTTAAAGCTCCTGCGCCTAACCCAAAAACTAAAGCTGATCAAGGTCGTAAGGATTCATTCTGTGCTAGAATGTCTGGAATGCCGGGGCCTAAGCGCGATGAAAAAGGCGAGCTTACTCGTAAGGCCGCATCTCTTAAACGTTGGAACTGCCCAGGGTGGTAATGTATGAGCACTAGTGGAACAGTTGGCCAAACAACAATCACGGTTCAGAATCTGATTGATCATGGCGCCAGACGCGCCGGCAAGCTGGCCGAAGAATTAACCTCAGAGCAAGTGCAGTCTTCAAAAGACAGTCTTTATTACTTGCTTTCTAATCTTGCAAATCGTGGAATTCAATACTGGTGTATTGATAAGACAGTCATAGGTCTTAATCCCGACAAGTATGTTTACTACCTGCCAACTGGCACGGTAGATGTTTTGAATTCTAATTACCGGACAGTCACTGCTAACAACACTGGCGCTAATAGTTCTTCTGGTGTTACGGCTAATGCCTTTGATGGTCAATACACCAACATTTGCCAGTTAACCACCAACACGGGCTATATTGGCATCAATAATGGGTCTGGAAATGACATCTATATGGGGACCGTGGGTATACTACCAGCAATATCCGGCTCAGTGACCCTCTCAATTCAGTCTTCTACAGATGGCACGACTTGGACAACGGTTTATAGCCCTGGAGCAGTTACTTGGTCTGCAGGCACATGGCTTTACTATGATTTAGAGCCTTCAGCAAGCACGCCATATTGGAGAATCTTGCAAACAGCAGGCGCCAATATGGGTGTTTATCAAGTGGTTTTTGGTTCAAATTCCAATGAAATTCCACTGGCTCGATTGAATCGTGATGACTACACCAATCTGCCTAACAAGAACTTTACCAGCCTTTACCCACTGCAATTTTGGTTTGACCGTAACATTCCCCAGCCGGCAATGTACGTTTGGCCTGCGCCATCGTCTTTTGCGCCACAACTCGTGGTCTGGAGACATCGGCAAATTCAGGATGTAGGTGATTTATCAGGTGAGATAGAAATTCCTCAGAGATGGTATCTGGCCATTCAGAATATGCTCGCTCATCAGATGGCCATGGAGCTACCTACAGTCACGGGTGATCGTATTGCCTATCTTGAAGGACAAGCTGAAAAGTATTGGAATATTGCTGAGCAAGAAGAAAGAGACAAGAGTCCGATTTACTTTGCTCCCAATATTAGTTACTATACAAGGTAAGTATGCCACGTACGCTCGATACTCTTGGCAATGCGGTATTAAGTATTGCAATTTGTGATAGATGTCACATGAAGAGAGCGTATGTTGAGTTGATGCCTGACGGTAATAATCCGGGCTTAAAAGTCTGTGATCATGGGTGCAGGGATCAGTTTGACCCATACCGTTTACCAGCACGGCAGCCTGAAAAGATTGCACTTAGATTTCCTAGGCCTGACGTCAGTGTAGCTGCAAACCAAGACTCGCTGATCACAGGGCCTTATAATACGTATAACATCTCTCCGGAGCAGAATACTGATGACCCTGAGACTAATGGCAACCTTGATAACCTGAGTCCGTAATATGGCAAACATACAAATTACGCAACTACCGGCAGCTGGTGCTATCATAGGCACCGAGGCAGTGCCTATTGTGCAAAACGGCGTTACGGTTCAAACTACAACGTCTGCAATCTCATCTTCTCCAAACCAAACACAAACGTTTTTAACTAAAAACCAAGAGCCAACACTGCCTAACAGCCGCGCGCTATCTGGCGGTACAGGTGTAGGTTTAGTAGATGGCGGTGCGCAGTCTACATTGCAAGTAACGTTGAACGGCGCTTCTGGTAGTTTAGAAACTGCAGGCACAGGCATCATTGCTAAGACAGGCAGCACAACTGTAGCGCCTAGAACATTGTCAACTGCAGGCAATGGTATTTCAGTTACTGACGGCAGTGGTGTATCAGGCAATCCTACATTCCAGTTGACAGGCATTGCTGCAGCAATTGCAAATGCTTCAGGCACGGGTATGCTTGCAATAGTGGGTGGATCCACAATTGCAGGTCGTCAAATTACAGGCACTGCCAATCAAATTGATGTTGTTGATGGCAATGGATCTGGCAACCCTATAATTAGCA